TTAGCAAGACCTGCTTGCATACGACTAGCAATGTCTTGTTGTGCTGCTTGCTGTGCTTGTTGGAAGTTCGCTTGTCTAAGACCTGTAGCAGATTTAGCCATTTGCTCAGTAATATTTCTACCCATCTCACCCATAGCAATACCATGACGTGAACCGCCAAACGCACCTGCTGATGAAGCTTGTGAGCCTAAGCCTGTTAATGCTTTTTCACCACCACGTAGAATATCACCCTCTGTTGATTTAATTACAGCATCAGTATATGGATTCATGTAAGGGTCGAAATTAGTACCTGACAGTTGTCCTGCTTGTACTTGAGCGCTTTGATTAACTCCGCCTATAGTACCACTTTGACCAGGGTTGCCAATCAATGTACTTTTACCTGCGCTACCAATTGTACCACTAGTGCCTGGTACAAGAACCTGTTGAGGTCTATAACCCATCTCTTGCTGTGCGCCTTGCATAGCACTTGTGATACCTTGTGCCGATTGAGTGTTGATATTAGGCTGTTGTGCTGTAGGTCCTGTATTAGCAGGAGTATATGGAGCAGGTTGTGGAGTAGGTTGTGCTACATTGCCACCACCTTTTCCGCCTTGAGTGGGTTGAGTAGTATCTGTGTGTCTATTATTTATAAGAAAACGGTCTGGGTCTAAATTAGGATTAGTATTCTCTATACCTGTATATTTACCTTGGTCATTCCATGTAAATCTCTCACCTGGATTAAGCGCCACAGCAGGTGTAGCGCCTCTAAACCCTCCAGGAGGTTGTTGCATACCACCACTACCTGGTGCGCCACCAGTAGATGTTAGACCTCCTACTGGACGATAATTAACAGGTTGTGCTGTTGGTGCGCCTGCAATATCGTTAGGACCAAATGTTCTTGCTGTTGGTGCGCCTGCTGAACCTGCCATTATACTTTCTCCTTAATCATTACTTCTTGGTTGTTCCAAAGTCTTGGTGTTAGTGTAACAGCAACATTACCTACTAAACTAATAGCTGATTTTACTAGCGTGCCTTTGCGCTTTCCTAATACTGAATCAATAATAAACTTGTTGTAAGTCTTGTTGTTGATAACAGATAGCCACTTGTTCAATAAGTGCATGCCGTATGAAGTCTCAGCTGATGCGTCCTTAGAACTATTAACAATAGCCTTAAAGTCTTCCATGTCCATGTTTCCAAATTCTAGCGCTTGTCTAGCCACACCACCATCACCTAATAGGGTCTCTGTGCCGTAACCATTAACTGTATAAGTATTATCACCATCAACCCATAGGTTGTACACTGTAATTCCTTTACCTCTCTTAACAACAGGAGATTCAATCTCTTTAGCGTCAATCCAAGGTTGGTTTCTTTGTGTGTAGTCTAAATCAGCGCTCACCCACTCGTCATTTACGATGATTGGATGGTTCTGTGTAATAAACGGCTTATGTTTAGAATCAGGTGAGTAGATAACAAAACTATCATCCCAACTTACTTTTTCAATATATTTAACAGTATTAACTGATTTACCATCAGCAGACATAACCTTATCGCCTATCTTAAAGTCAACAATAGCTTTGTCCTTGCCTTCAGCATCTGTAACAAGAGTAGAGTCAATGAAACAACCACTGCTACTGCCACCGCCTGATGAACCACCGCTATCAGGATTCTCAACGCCAACACCGTCAACAGTACCATAATCATTACCGCCAAAATCAACACTACCGTCAGAACCAACAGAACCACCAAGGTCGCCACCGTTAGACATGCCACCACCTGAGTCGCCACCATATCCATAAGCACCGTCAGGATTAGTAACACCAACGCCATCAACAACACCATAATCAGGGTTGCCTACTGAGTTCCAATCGATGCCACCGTCAGGACCAACAGCACCACCAAGGTCAGGACCTGAACCACCTGAAGTGCCATAACCATATGCACCGTCAGGATTTGTAACACCAACACCATCTACAGTTCCGTAGTCAGCGTTTCCTGTAGCACCCCAGTTGATAGAGCCATCATCCATAACATAAGAGCTAATATCGCCACCATCTGAAATTTGATTATCGTATAGACCCGTGCTAGGATTGTAATCAGAGTAAGAGCTGAAATTACCTGAATCAACTTGGTCAGTGAATGAAGGACCTGTAATACCACCACCACCACCTGGTTGAGTACCTGCACCGAATAAGGCATCATATTGTGCCATCGTGCCTGGTTGCTTCTGTCTTAGAGTATCAATACCTTGTTCAAACATAGGCGCTGAAGAATACCCTTGAACACCACCTGCAAAGGTTTGTGCTTGTGGCATGCCTTGATATGCTGTAAGTTGTCCTGGTTGGGAGAGACCAAACGCCTCTGCCGCACCGATATTAGCTTGTGCCGCTACCTGTTGAGTGGGGTTGAATGCTGCTACATCAGGACCATACCAAGGCATGTATCCCATACGCTGTATATCTTCTGCTCGTGCAATATTTCTAATTGCAGGCTCTTCCATCCACTTAGGTATTTCTTGTGCGCTTGAACTACTTCCGCCTTTTCCACCACCACTCATACTAAAACTCCTTTCCTAAAATAACGAGTTGTTCTTTCCAACCGTATTTGTCTAAAATCTTTTTCCACCCTGGACGACCTGCTATGGTCATTCCTTGGCATCCTTGGGTCTTAGCCCATTTTACCGCATCTGCGTGCATATCTGTAATCTGTTCAAGTTTCCCACCTGCCAAAAAGACGTGTAGGACTTTCTTCTTAGGATACACTACTATCTCTGTTACCGCACAGCCTTTTTCACCGCTCCAAAGTTGCATACTTCCTTTTAGAACACCTTCAACCACATCAATAAAGTCATGTGTGTTTCCACCCTTGTCTAAAGCAGACTGTATCCACTCCTTACATCTTATTAATTCTTCTTGTACATTCACGTTGTTACCTCAACTATTGATAAAGTAACGCTCGGTGTAGATGGTGCAAATGATGTTGCGGTATTATTCTCTAACCATGCTGCCACATCATCAGTCGCCCACATTGCTTGCAAATAATCACCTGCGCTTACTGTAAATAATCCGTTTCTTGATGCAACTTTCTTCTGACCATTCTCGTGAAGTGTAGTAATAATAGTTGAATGCTCTTGAGTTGTACCGTTTATCTTAGGAAAGAAATACACTGTCTTTGTAGAAGCATTTGAAGATGCTAATGTTGCATGAAAGTTTATATAAAATGTTCCGCCTTTAGCAAAATCAATTCTTGTTGAGTCGCTACCATTAATAGAGATATTGTTATTAGCGCCTATATTATTCCAAGTAATGCCATAAGCAGTATTTATAACACTTGCAGTTTGACTTGTTGTACTATAAACGTAAGCATGAGAGCCACTATTAGTTCCACCGCCTAAACCTAGTGGAATCCATTCTCCATCAATAGACACTACAGGGTTCTTATCACTTCTATCCCACATCAAGATACCATCGTCTGATGCTGATTCACCGCTTGTAAGGCTTCTTAATTTATCTCTAGTAGTTGATAAAAATGAGTTAAGCCTTTCGCCCCACGCTTTCCAATCAGTTCCTAGTGGCGCAGGAGGTTGTATCATCGCTTACCGCCTGCCCTTGCTTCAATTCTCATTACACCTGAACGCCAATCATCTGTTCCTGTGCCTTCAACTCTTAATCTAATCTGACGACCTGTAAATCTTAATGATGTTGGGTTGCCTGTTGAATATGGTCCGTATGTACGCTCTGTGTCATTAGGATGGAAACGTGTCTTAAACGTAACATTAACCTCACCTTGAGTCTTTTCATCAGGGATAAGTTGTGATACCTTCATTACACCGTCACCGTTGCCTAAGCTAATAGGTCCTGATTCAGCATAAGGCTTCAATGTTCCGTGAACACTACCCGTTTCATGGTTGTATAGGTTTCCACTTGAATCTGCCCATATAGGCGTACTGAATACACCTCTATCAACACAAGCAGTTCTATCAATCTCTCCAAATGACCAAACACCCTCTTTGTAATCTAACGAGATGTATCTATCGTTCTCAATTGATGAGCCTGAAGGATAAAACCACCATATCTCACCGTGTTGAGTGTTATTAACCGCAGACACCTTAGTAATTTGGTCGTAGTTAATGTCTTCAAACACGTAGTCTAATACATCACATTTAATCTCTTTAGCAACTGAACCATCGAAAGTAAAGAACCCTCTATGCCCCATCCAAAAAGCGCCTTCATCAATAGAGACTAATGCCTTTCGTGATGCAATGCCACATGCTGTACCAACTTTCTCAAAGCCATATACATAAGGAGGTCCTGAGTATGTTGCGATATGAGCATCGTTATCAGTCAAAATAAGCGTTCTACCTCTAACAGGTATTCCACACATGATACGTCCTGTGGTTTGCAACTCCATGTCACCTGCCTCATTCGTAGCGCTTGGTGTCCAATCAGTATTGTCTTCTCTATCACACCATTGAACCTTTCTAGGGTTTCCGCCTGCTGCTAATGCAAATACAAATCTCTCTTCTGTTACAAGCATTGAAGCGTTTGATACAGGAGCGTTAGTTAATGCTGTAGGTAATACTGATGTGTTTAACTGCCATTCATATATCTTGCCATCTTTAGATGAACATGCTAATAGGTATTCACCCCATGAGTCTAGTGACCATGTTGTGGCTTCATCATATACACCTGTGTTTGGTCTTTTAGTTCCGAAGAATCCTGTGCCATAGAATGTTCCACCATACGATAGATTCTTTGTAGCGTTTTGGTCTCCTGAAGTTAATCCTACAGGTGTAATATCACTAACAATACTCGATTCTGTTAATGAGTATAGCTTGTTGTATGTTCCTGCTGAAATGTGTGAATCAGCACTATTATCTGCCCAAGTAACAATACCTCTTGGTGGTGCTGCGAATGCTGATGTTTTTCTACTTACCCAACCACCAACAGGACGTAATGAACCATCTTGCCATCTAACAAGGTGAGTATCTCTCCAACGGTTAGATGATTCGAACTCTGTTCCGTTTCTGTAAACACCTGCGGGTAATTGTAATGGTATTAAACTCATGCTGCTATCTCCGTCCAACTATCTGATGATGGTGTAATGTTTGTCCA